AGATGTTCCTAAGCTCGTTTAATATGAATTCGTTTAAAGGTATTTCTGATGTATTTATTGTTTTACACTCTATACCTATATTGATTATCTTATCAGGTAGGATATTCAAGAACAATAAGAACGGTTTCAAATATTCTTCCATGCCCTTGCACTTTAAAAATAACATCTTTGCGGTGTGTATGGGTCCGAACACATTATTAAGTATTATGATATGGTTGAGTATCAATCTCTCCTTAAGATCGCTTTCTTCTTGATACCTGTTAAGCAATCTCTTGACGTATTTAAATCTCTTTAGATCGTCATAGAACTCTATGGTATCATAACATTGGGGATTATCATAATGTTTGGCAGCGTATAATAAAAAATTAGTCTCGTCAAGTCTATCCATCATATTAGCTAAAATTACTTAATGCTGCTCTTTTGATATTATTGTTTGAAACAGCAACATATATGTAATCAGTATCAAACCAGAGTTTTCCGCTCTGTACAACATCTGTATTTGTGGTCGGAGTTGTTCTATAATTTATAAAAAAATTATTAGAATTAATAATAGATGTGCTTGTGATATTACCAGATGAGTTGACTGTATTAGAAAACTTTGCAACAATATTAACATTGGCAAGCATATTACCGAATGTTATCTTATTGGTAGTAGGAGAGCCTGCAGGATCATTGACTACCATGATCAGGTCATCAGATGTTAATGTAGTTATTGCGTTGAGTTCTGAGATCTTTGGCATTGCACCCTCTATCTAGTTATTCATTTATCGTATATTTATATCAATAAAAAAGGGAGGGATTGCTCCCTCCCTGAAGTAATAAATTTAACTGATATCAGCTATCTGGCAAGACGTCATCATCCGATCCATCGCCAGTAATCGAACCCATAGCTACAAGCGTCTCGTATTGTACACGACCTGCACGTCCACCAGTGCCTGCTGTACGTACAACCCAACCAGCATGTGTGACACCCTTATTCTTTGCGCCACCAACAACTGCTGCACCCGTTGCTGTAGTTCCTTGTAGGAAATGTCCGGCTTGCGGATCTGTTCCGGCACTCTTTGTAAGAGTGATTCTATTACCACCAGATGTTGCTGCTAAAGCAATCTTTGTTGTATTAGCATGCTGAATAAAAAAGATAGTTTCAGTTGTTAGTCCGCCGACTACTGTGTTGCCTGCATCGACACGATATTTAACAGTATCTCCGACTTTAAATGCTGCTGCTCCAAAATTATTTGCTGAAACAATAGCCACTGTGATTGTGCTGTTTGCGTCTGTTGTCAATCCTGTGCTTGGCCCGCCGGTAATAGCAGTATTGCCATTGAAGGCAGTATTAGCAGGTGCAGCAAAAGAGATTGTGGGATTTGTCCCGTATGCTGTTCCTGCATTAGAGATTACGGATCCTGAGATCTTTCCGAAACTATTTGCTGTACCAGTGGCTGCAGCTGATGTGCCACCACCACCTGTGAACGTGATTGTCGAATTAGAAACATAACCAGTGCCGGCATTTGTTATAGTGATCTGAGCAACCGGACCGCTTGCGACACCCATTTCTACAGCATTAGCGCCGAACTGACCTGCTGTAATTCCTGTCACAAAAGCATCAGGTGTGATATTATCATAAAAAGAACTGCGATTTGTTGTATTGGGAGCACCATTATATCCGGTTACGCCCCAAAGGCATGAATTGCCTGCTACGTCTGTATTGCCCCATTGAGCCATTTTGATCTCCTTTTAAAAATTAATACATAAGAACATGATACTGTTCTTTTATTTATGATTTCGTAAAATTACATAGGTTTAGATGTTGCTCTGAGCATCCACTGATGCTTTCTATGGATCTCATGTCGTGCCTGGAGGAAATTGCACAATCCGATCTCACCTGCATCGCTTGCCATCTTATCTAAATTAGCAATCATAAACATGATTTTCGTGTTATCTGATATAGCCATATCGATCATCTCTGCTGCAGGGATAGGATCGATCTGATCAGCGATAGAACTCAATGCACTGAACCTAGTGAATGATCCTGGAGCATACGATTGTAGAGCTCTGATGTGTTCTGCAATGACATCTGCGGCTCCATGTACATCAGTGTATAGATCTGCAAAAAACTCATGATACTGGGGAAAGTTAGGTCCTTCTACATTCCAGTGAAAGAAGTGTAGTTTCAGATAAAACGCAAAATTAGATGCGTGATATGCCTTCATCTTTTCAATTAACTGATCCATATTAGCAATTCCATTTTCTTAAGGTTTAAATTTACGATATAATGCTGCAGCAATGATGATCTACATGTTCATAATATGTGTTTGAGGGATCAGTATCTTTTGATGTATCAGGCCACCAATCCAACTGATATCTCTTGCCATCCTCAAACATCTTCTTCATTGTTTTGATACGAGACTCATATTCTCGTTTGCTTGGTTTGACATTGCCTTCTACCACATCCATGACATATTGCAGGGTCACTGCATTAGCACTCAAGCTAGCACAACGAGCGCCGACTTCACCCTTGAGATGATCCAGCAATATGCTCTCGCTGCTATCTGCTAGAATGTTAGAAAGATCGTGAGGAACCTTGAGATCAATATAGCAATATACATAATCATAATGAGGTAATGGCGATGCGTGCATCACGTACTCGTCCAAGATTTCTATCCTTTTAAACCCATCAACATCATACCATACTGCTCTGTTCTCAGTCAATTCATCTGGCTTGCCAAAAAACTTTGTTAAATGCCTGGTATAACTGACAGGGTCTTTATTTTTCCATTGTGAAAGAACGTCTGCAGATTCGCTGATAGATTTCCATCCGCCGCCTTTGCCTCTATACCATTTGGCCGCCCAGCCATTGGCATATGCTGAAGGATATACATCAAACTTCTGTCTTGCCAAACTCTTGGCTTTTGACCACAAAGCAGGATTGGTGGGTGCATTCTTTTCTTCTAGGTGTTGGACTTGTTCATTCTTGGGTTTCTTGCCGGTTTTCTTCATAGCGATAGCGATAGCGGCCTGCTGTGCAGGGTTTGCAGCTTCAGTTCTTACATTTATAGGTGAGCCGCCCTTGCCTGATCGATCTGCTACTGGATCTTCTCTTCTTTTTCTTTTTGCTGCTGTTGCCCTGTCTTGTTTATCCATGGCTCTTGCTTTTGCAATAGGAAGACATTTGGGCTTACCTTCGCCCGGTTCTCTAGCACAATCGCCTTTTATGTTTCCCTTGGTATCCAGACGGACCCAGCGGTCTTTGAACCATTGTCTGAGATCTTCGTCCAGGACAAAATCTTTGAAAGGTACCATTACCATGCTCTGCAGCTCCAATATCTGGCTTTTGTGCGAGGACCCGGATTCGTATCACAATGATGTCTGGCTCTGAATGACTTACGACGAGCAGGAATGTTCTTCTTGATCGTCATGTTAGGGTCTCCGAAATTGACCTTAACGACATTCCCACCCTCATTCTTAACATATACAGAACGCTTCTTGGGACCGCCGGGTGTCAAGAAAGGTTTACCCAGCTTCACTTTACGTCCTTGATATTCTGCTTCTTCTTCTAGCTCATTCCAATCTTCATAGAGTTCATTTCCAGAAGGTATGAAGTTCTCTTCAGTGAATCCCAATTCTTCTTCTGTGAGTTCATCAATATCACAACCCAGCACCTCTTCGTTTGTTTTATTCTTTGCAGCTGCTTCTCTATCAAGGATCGCTTGATATGCAGCAGAATTCTTTTCCATCTCTTGGCGATATTTGTCGCTAGAATCGGGTTGTATGCCCTTTGCTTTCATCGCTTTTTCGATCTTGCTCGCAGGAGATACATACCCTTTGCCATATTTTTCTTTGAGCTCAGTTTCTTCTTTTAATTCTGCAGATGCGGCTAATGCTGCTGCTGCATATTTCTCAGGATCCTTTGCAGCCATGCCATGCAGATCTGCTGCCTTACGAATCTTGTCTCTCATCTTTGAAGGTATGCCATGACCAGCAGCTTTATTGATGAGTTTTAATCTTTCTTCTTTATGATCAGTTGCCTCATCGATCACATTCTTTACGATTGATTGGTGGCGATAGTATGCGCTGTCTGTCTTACGATCTGCATTAGCATCGTTTCTTCTGACGATATCCATCTCTTTTCTAGCAGGATTGCCTGAACGAGATGCTGCTTCTTTATCATTCTTGGGATTTTTAAACTGTAGAGCAAATTTACTGTTGACCACTTCACCTGGAGTATCATTTTTATAGATATTGGTCAGCGATGTTGTTCCGTCATCTCTGAGATGTGTATCCAATTCAGATAATACTCTATCATAGATATCATTCAGTTGACTCAATACATTCTCATTCTGCATGGGATTGAGGTCAATAACATCTGGTTTGCCCGAAGGATTAGATTCAGTCTTACCAACCATGGTAGACCCTTTAGATATCGCATCCTTGACTTCACCTGTCACTAATTTCTTAGAACTGGTGGTCTTGTTATCTTTTATATCTTTAGCATTATCTGCAGGAGCTTGTGGTGTCTGTTGATTGGCTGCCATGTCATCTCTCGGGTTCGATTTTTATATATTTATAATTATAAATCTGTGTTTTCGATATCAGTATCTTCTTTGATGCTCTGGATGTGTCCCATGATCTCTTTCACATGCGGATGTAGTGATTTAGGCAATGCTTTCTTGACACCTTGTGTATCACCTGCATGTGCCATGGCTCTGACTTTGGTTCCTGATACACCTTCTGTACCTTCGGCATCAGGATCACGAGAGCCTGCTGAATGTACGTCAATATGTTTGAAGTTAAACAGAGCACCTTCGTGTGTACCATTATACTTATGAAGCAATTTATGATACTCGTCTACACGATCAGAACCAGCAACCATATGAAGATGGGTAACTCCTTGCTTATGGAGCTTTGCTGCTTGTTGCAGCACGCTAGGAGCTTCGCTGTCAGAATGAGATACAATAGATGTCTTTGCAACAACTTTCTTCAAGTATCCTACTTTAGCCTTAGTAGGTACAGGATTCTTAGCCGAACCTTCTGAGTGAGAAGCGATGATGTTTGCCCCCACATCATGTTTAGCAGCGATTTTTTCTGTGGCATGGATCAGTTTCTCATGTCCGACAGTCGGAGGATTAAATCTTCCAAACGCAAATACGCCATGCTTAATTTCTTCTTCGGATATGAATTCAATAAAAGTCTTCATGGTGTTTTTAACCAGGTCTTGGGCTTGTTAAAATTAGCCTTTGCAAATTCGCCTCTATTGACCATCTTTGTGATCTGACCTTCATGCTGGACAACATAACCTTCTGGATCTGTTTTTTTACCTTCAATCGATTGCTGCATGGGATTGCTTGTCTCTTGTGCTTTATGTAGGCCTTTTGTAAGGATGTCTTTTGCAGCCTGAACATGATGGTGGATCTGAAGAGCTTTCGCAAAATGGTTTCCGTGTGTATCATGATGCGCAAGAGCTGCATTCATGTGTGCTGTCTTGGTAGCCTTGGACTTATCAGTCTTGACTTTGTCAACTTCATTTTCCATACGAGATGCAATATGAGCTCTCAGACCTTCTATAGAAGGTTTTTCACCAGTACGTACTGTCTTGTTTATATAGGTAGACAGATGCTCATCATGTTTACCAATAATATCATGATGGCCTTCTGGCAATTTATTATGGATATCTTGAGCTTTAGTTAAATGTGTTTCAACAGCTTTATTCTCTTGTGGTGTAAGGTGACTCATAGTTTTGCCTCCGGTGAAATCAGGTGAACGTCCGGATGTTTCTTAAATACTGAATGATCTGTTAATGGATGAGCATGAAGAGTTTCTGAATGATCTGGATCACCTTCGATCTTGGTATGTACAGCAACACCTATCTTGGATGCAACAGCCTTCTTGCCTTCTAGTGTATCCTTGCTGATATGATATTTAATAGTATTGGGAGTGAAATGAACTTCATCATCAGTATGATTGATATCGTGCGTATCGTGCATATAGTCACCTTGAAATATGCCCTTCTTGGGTGCTACCTTGGGAAGATGTTCTAGAGCATGGTGCATCTTTTTTGCCAGGCCTTCTGAATGACCAAAATGCTTGTCTACTTCTTCGTGTGAGGTTGCTAGCTTGGGTGTTTTACCAAATGCTGCATGCTTAGTTGCAACAAAGAACTTACCAGTCTTGGGATGATGGCCAAACACGATAGCAGGAGCCCCATCAAGCTTCGTTGAGATATGGGTGTCTCCAGCATTACCAGTCTTTAAACCGTGATGAATGGCCTTTAAAGATGATATAGCATGCTCAAATCCTGCTTTGCTCTTGATAGCATTATCTTCAGGATGTTCTTGATGTTTTGCTGAAGCTACGCCAGTGGCTTCTGTGATAAATTCTACAAATGTTTTCATTTTGCTGCTAACTTCTTTAAACCTGAACCGAGACTTGAATTACCAACCATATTAGTATATGGTGAGCTACTTTTATTTTTAATGCTAAGTTTAGCAATTGAATGCTTATTGCCATCTTTGTCATGAGCATGAATATGCATATACATTCCTCTATGTTCGACAGAAAAATGAGTTACGTGATTCATAGCTCTGTCAAAATCTTCTTTGGGATTGCTTATGTCTGTCTTGTTTGTTTTTGGATTATGATGAACCTTTAACATAGGTGTTTCAGTACCATGAGAAGCTGTTAATTTTCTAACAACATCGGTCATCTTGGGATGATCTGTTGCTGCTAAATTGGAAAAATGTTTTTCCAAATGACCTGCAATTAGTGTTCTATGCTCAAGGCTCGTTTTGTTTGCTTTTTGAGCAGCATCTTTAGCTTCTGAACCCTGTGCGCCAGAAGCAATTTGTTTAAACTCTTTATGCCTTTGCGCATTTGATGTAGCGGTTACGTGTGGTTTCATGATGTCGTGGATTGCATCATGGTGGGCATCTATGTGTTTCTGTAAATCTTCGTGTTTCATACCAGACATAGCAGCAAGATCTTTCATTCCTGGCGATCTTGCACCTGGCGCCGATCCATATTTTGCGCTAATACCATGATGTTTTCCATTACTTTTATACACAAGATCAGATTGATTGCCTGCATCATTTTTTTCGGTGGTTTTACTTACCTGACCTTCCACTGATGTCCAATGGATTGAAGATGGTTTATGTCCAGTTTGTTTAATGTGACTGTCCGCTGCTTGTTTTGCATGGCCTGATACTTTTTCGTATTCATCATGGCCCAAAACACCTCTGAGATGTTGGGATACTGCAGTCGGTGATCTATTATATTCATCATTATGATGTTCTGGATATTCACCCTTGGGATGGAGGTGGCGCGCAAGTTCAAGCTCAAATGCTTTTCCTTTTGCATCAGCAATCTCTCCAGACCCACCTGCTTCTAAAAGATATTCGACAAATTCTCTAAAAAGTTGCATTATTTACTCCTATTATCTAAATACAATCTATTTGTTATATTTATATAATAGAAAAAAGGAGGCTGTGTCAACCTCCTTTTTCATTATTTCGATATGATATTAGTTTAGATCACTTGACGTTGATCTTGCCCATGGCGTCTTTCTTGATCTTGGCCTTGACCGATGCTGGCATTGGGATATAATCCAATGCCAATGCCTGTGAGTCACCCTGATCAAAGGCATAATCAAAGAATGCTAGAGCCTGCTTGCTGTTAGCCTTGTCTGATGGTTCAGCATGCATCAAGATGAAGCTAAGATGAATTATGTGTTTTTTGTGAAAAAAGGCACCTTGCGGTGCCTTAATTTCTTGTCAATGAGAATGCTTATATCAGAAGCTGAGCTTGTAACCCACTGTGATGGCATCAGTTGATGCTTCGAAGTCAGAATCATAAGAACGAGCCAGTTTAACGAATACAGCATTTGTCTTGTTGAGTGCAAAGGTTGCACCGGTGCTCAACTGATGAGATTCCCAGTCATTTGCATCATCGATAGCATTACGGTAACGATAACCGATAGCATTCAGCGTGAGGTTGTCTGCCAGCTTGTAATCAGCGCCTGAGCTGAGTGTGTAGTAGGGATAGTTGGCACCATTTGTGAAACGCTCACCGATAGAAGCGCCAACCTTTGCAGTGATACCTGCAAACAACGGGATCTTATATCCAACAGATGCTTCGATCGTTTGCTTCAATGCACCTTCGTCAGCAGCCTGCGAAGTGCCTACAGCTGCACCAACTGAAAGACCACCGCCAAGATTACGATCTACACCCAATGAATATGTGGTTGCAGTAGATGCATCATATTCGTCTGGAGCAAACTCATAACCATAGCCTGCAGTGATGGTCGTATCAGCAGATGCTGTTGCCTGAACAGGAGGAAGAGGAGCAGCCTTTGATGGAAGATCGCCTGCATATGCAGTTGTCGCCATCAATAGAGCAGCAGTAGTAACGATAAAATGTCTCATTTAATTCTCCGTATTTTAATTGAAAGATCAGCCTTCCATAACAAGGTCTTTGTTTGACAAGTTGTTAGCACGTGTCCATTGGACGACTAATCCGATTGCACGCCCATGGGCTTCAATTTCCCAGGGCGTATCCCAGTAATCAACTTTGTTGGTATCAAAGCGCCGGCCACAGAACTTGTAGACATGCTTCTCACGTTGAAGTTGATAAAACTCACCTTTGGCCCATTGTTTGACGTGGACAAGCTCATGTGCCAGGGTATTTAGTAGCAGTTGGATCGACTGATCCGGATCGATCTCGATCTCAAATTCTTCAGGACGATGATGCTGATCTTCCCAGATGCAGTTACCATATTGGCCGGTTTGCTTAAACAAGTTCTTCTTAAAGATCACTGTTATTTCCAACCGATCCTTTTTTAGTTGGGTAAAGAACTTATCCAAGACAAACACAGAAAGGCTACGCAGGTAGTCTTCTTGCTTTGATTTGAGCTTCTTTGCACCTTTGAACTTGATCATGAAGGCTTTGCTTTGCTTCCTGCAAGATACATAGCCTGGATAAACACAGTTTTGCTATAGAATCCAGCCTTATCTTCATACGAAGACACGCCGCCCATCGGGACATAGTCAAGCTCGATCCATGTATTG